GCGTCAGATGTGTATAAGAGACAGGGGTAAAGAGATGCTCCCTGTGAGCCCCGATCCGACGTCCGGTGGACTTTTTTGAACCGATCACCCGCTTGGAGCCGCTATGGAAGGCGAGAAGCCCAACGTCGTGGCCCTGGATGGGGGTGGCGACGATCTGAAGAACGCGACGGTTGGAGGCAAGCCGATCCCGGCGCCGCCGCCCGGCTCGCACCTCACTACCCAGGGGCGCCGCCTCTACTACTGGATCTGCGAGGCGCTCATCGAGGACGGCCGGTCGATCCGGGCCGCCGGCATCCAGATCGTGATGCTGGTGCAGACCTTCGTCGCGTGGTCCGAAGACATGAAGCGCTGCATCGAGCTCGGCCGCTACGGCGAGAGCAAGGACGGCAACGCCTATGAGCTGCCGCACAGCTACAACGAGCGGAAGGCCCGGGACGAGATCAAGCGGGAGTTGCCCGAAGCATGTTTGACGGTGATGTCCCAGATCGAGGCCCGGCTCAAGGAGAGCAAGATCGGCGAGTCGAAACAGGACGACCTGTTCGAAGAGCTGCTCGATCACGCAAGAAGCCGCCCGCGCGTCGCCTGAAGCTGATCCCGCCGGAGGCGGATTGGCAGGAGTGGGACCGCAGCTACGGCGTGCCGGTGCTGCGCGGCGAGCTCGTGGTCGGCGAACTGGTGATGCTCGCGGTCGAGCGGCATTACCGCGATCTGCAAACCGCCGCTGCGCGAGGCCTGCGGTTCAGCTCCGAGCACGCGTGGCACGTGATCGAGTACATCGAGAAGTGGTTCCACCACATCAAGGGGGCGCTCGCCGGCGAGCCGATCCGGCTCGATCCGTGGCAAAAGTTCTGGACGGCGGTGCTGTACGGCTGGCGCCGCCTGGACGGCGATGCCTGGCTGCGCCGTTTCACGCGCGGCTACGAGGAGGTCGCCCGGAAGAACGGCAAGAGCACCTGGAAGGGGCCGCAGGGCGCGTACCTGTGGATGATGGACGGCGAGCCCGGCGCCGAGGTGTACGCTGTCGCGACGACCCGCGAACAGGCGATGACGGTGTTCAAGCCGGCATTCGAGAACGTGAAGCGCTGGCGCCGGCAGTCGTCGAAGCTGCGCGACTCGATCCGCGTCTTCGAGGGCTTGAACCAGGAGCGCCTCGAGCTCGGCTCGTCGCTGTTCCGCCCGCTCGCCTCGAACGCCGACGCTCAGGACGGCTACAACCCGAGCGCGGTGCTGTACGACGAGTTGCACGCGCAGAAGTCGCGCGAGCAGTGGGACGTGCTGGAGTCCGGCTTCGGCGCGCGAATGCAGCCGCTGCTGTCGGCGATCACGACGGCGGGCTTCATCCTCGACGGGATCTGCACCGAGATTCGCACCTACCTGGTGTCGGTGCTCAAGGGGCAACGACAGGACGACAGTTTCTTCGGCTACATCTACACGCTCGATGACGGCGACGACGTCTTCGACGAGCGCAACTGGATCAAGGCGAACCCCGGCCTCGGTCGCTCCAAGACGCTCGCGTACATGCGCGACATGGCGCGCAAGGCCAAGGCGCTGCCCAGCGCACTGGCGAACTTCAAGACCAAGGATCTGAACCTCTGGTGCAACGACGCCGAGGGCTGGATCGACCTGGCGGTGTGGGACAAGGGCAAGCGCGCTGTGCACGCGTCTGCACTGGCCGGGAGGAAATGCTACGGCGGGCTCGACCTCGCGAGCGTGCTCGACCTGACGGCATTCGTGCTGGTCTTCCCGCCGATCGACGGTGAGATGGATTGGCAGGTGCTGGTGTGGGTGTGGTGCCCGTCCGCGAAGCTCGAGGCCGAAGCCGACGACGCGGCGCCGTACAAGCGCTGGGCCGCCGAAGGATGGCTGACCGCGACCGAGGGCGACGTGACCGACTACGGCCCGGTGCGCGAGACGGTGCTCGAGGCCTGCCAGACCTTCGAGGTCGAGTCGATCGGCTTCGACGTGTGGAACGCGCAGCAGCTCAGCAACGAGCTGCTCGCCGAGGACGTTCCGCTCGTCGAGATCCCGCAGAACACCGGCGGCATGTACCCGGGCGCGAAGAAGCTCGAGGAGCTGGTGTATTCGAAGCGCCTGCGCCACGGCGGCAACCCGGTGCTGCGCTGGTGCGCTGGCAACGTGGCGCTGCTGTACGACACGAACGGGAACTTCCGCCCCGACAAGAAGCGCAGCAAGAAGAACGGCCGCATCGACCCGATCGTCGCCACGGTGATGGCACTGAGCCGGGCGGTGGGCGTGGAACCTGAAGAGCAAGAACCTGGAATCCTGCTGCTATGACCTCTGCGCTCCGACTCCGGGCCGAGCTGCTCCTCGAGCACGATCGGCGCAGCCGCCCCGCGCCGCAGGCCTCGGGCGAGACGTACCCGACGAGCAGCGGCACCCGCGGCAGCACGCTCTACAGCTGGCTCACCGAGGGCATGTCCGGCGCGGTCAGCGAAGCCCAAGCCATGCGGGTCGGCGCCGTCTACGCCTCCGTCGGACTCATCGGCCGGGCCATCGGCGCACTGCCCTTCCACATCTACGAGCGCGTCGCCGATGGCCGCAACCGCATCGATGACGATCTGTGGTGGATGTTCAACGAATCGCCCCATGCCGCCTGGACGGCCGCCAGCGCCTGGCTGTACGTCGCGCAATCCATCCTTCTCGAGGGGGACGGCTACTGGCAGATCCAGCGCGCCAGCAAATATTCACCCCGCATCATCGGATTTGAACCGCACCACCCCAAGGCAGTGCGCGTCAACCGGGTCGACGGACGCAATCGCTACATCATCCATGCCGCCTTGGGCGACGGCCGGATCGAGCGCCGCGAGCTCGACCAGGATGACGTGCTGCACTTCCCCGGCATCGGCTTCAACGGCCTGCGCTCGCTCACTCCGATCCAGGCAGCCCTGGGCAGCACGGCAGACCTCGCCCTGGCCGCCGACACCCATGCCGCCACTTTCTTCCGGGGCGGCGCCCGGCCCGATCACGCGATCGTCGTGCCCAAGGAACTCAAGATCAACCCCGAACAGCGCGCGCTCATTCGCGAGACATGGGGCGAGCAGCGCAAGCACTACAACGAGACCGGCATCCCCCCTGTGCTCGTCGGCGGCATGGAGCTCAAGGCCATCACCCTGAACGCCCAAGATGCGCAGCTGCTCGAAACCCGCAAGCAAAGCGTCGAGGACATCGCCCGCATCATGGGCGTCCCGCCGCACATGATCGGCAAGACCGACGCCGCCACCAGCTGGGGAACCGGCATCGAGCAGATGTCGATCGGCTTCATCCGGTACACCCTCACCGGGCACCTCGATGCCATCCGGCAAGAGATCAACCGCAAATGCTGGCCCACGCGCCGCCGCTTTGGCGAGCACAACGTCGACGCCCTGCTGCAAGGCGACAGCAAGACCCGCGGCGAATACCTCGCCAAGGCCCTCGGCGGCCCGGGCTCGCAAGGCTGGATGACCGTCAATCAGGTCCGTCGCCTGCACAACATGCCGCCGCTGGACGAAACCTGGGCCGACACCGTCCAGCGCGCCGGCGCCAAAGCCACCGCACCCAGCCCCGACACCAAGACCGAGGAAACTCAAGATGCGTAACGGACTCCTGGCGCTCCTTGCCGCAAACCGCGGCGCCGGCCAGTTCCGCGCCGAATCCACCGGCGACGGAGAAGCCACCATCTGGCTCTACGACGTCATCGTGCGCGACGACTACTGGGGCGGCGTCTCCGCACTCACGCTCGGCAAAGCCCTGGCCGACCACCGCGACAAGTCGCTCGTGCATCTGCGCATCGACTCTCCCGGTGGCGACGTCTTCGCCGGCCGCGCCATGGAGCAACTCATCTCCGAGCACCCCGGCCGCGTGGTAGCTCACATCGACGGCTTTGCCGCCAGCGCCGCCTCGTACGTCGCTCTGGCCGCCGAAGAGCGGCTCATCTCACCGGGCGGCATGTTCATGGTGCACAAGGCCTGGACGCTCGCCTGGGGCAACGAACACGACATGCGCAAGGTCGCCGACCTGCTCGGCAAGATCGATGAAACGTTGATCGCCACCTACGCCGCTCGCACCGGACAAACCCCCGAGCAGCTCCGCGACTGGATTGCCGCCGAAACCTGGTTCAACGCCGAAGAAGCGCTGGCCAACGGATTCGCCACGGCGATTGCCGGCGCCCCTGAAGCAGCCGCAGCGCCCCCCGCCGACAACGCCAGTCACTGGGACCTCAGCGCCTACGCCCGCGCCCCCGCAATCCGCGCCCCCGCGGCCCGGCTCGCCACGCCCGCCGCCCACAGCCACCCGCCCACACAGCCCATCTTCGACCGCGCTGCGGCCCTGCGCCGCCTCGAGGTCAGCCAGCTCTGACGCGCTCCCGCGCCGTCGCATCGAGCCGCCGCCAGGCGGTTTTTTTACGCCATCACTCTGGAGAATCCGAAATGGCACAAAGCATCCAAGCCCTGCGGGAGCAAATCGCCGCCCGCGCCCGCGAAATCAAGGCCCTGGTCGAGGACAAGAACACCACCTGGGGCGCCGAGCAGCAAGCGCAGTACGACGCCGGCCTCGCCGAGATCGACGACCTCAAGAACCAGGTCGACCGCATCGAGCGCACCATGAACCTGCTGGTCGAAGACGACCAGGCCAACGCCCTCGGCGATGCCGCCGCCCACCGCGCCCGCGCCAACGGCGCCACCCCGGCCCAAGCCACCCGCGCCCGCCAGCTCTTCGCCACCTGGATGCGCCAGGGCGACCGCGCCCTCTCCGCCGAAGACTGGGCCGTCATCCGCAACACCATGAGCACCAGCACGCCCAGCGAGGGCGGCTACATCGTCGCCTCCGAGATCGCGCAGGCCGTGGCGGACGCCCTCAAGTCCTTCGGTGGCATGCGTGCCGTGGCCACCGTCCTGCAGACCAGCAACGGCCAGGAAATCAACTTCCCCAACAGCGATGGCACAGCGGAAGAGGGCGAGATCATCGCGCAGAACGCGTCGGCGAACGATGCCGACATCACCTTCGGCACCACGCCGATTCCCGTCTACAAGTACTCGTCCAAGGTCGTTACCGTGCCGATCGAGCTGCTGCAGGACGCGGTGATCGACATCGAGGCCTTCGTCAACACCCGCTGCACCACCCGCGTCGGGCGCATCACCAACAAGCACTTCACCATCGGCACCGGCACCGGTCAGCCCAAGGGCATCGTCACGGCCGCCACCGCCGGCAAGGTCGGCCCCACCGGGCAGACCCTCACGGTCACCGTCGACGATCTCATCGACCTCGAGCACGCCGTCGACTACGGCTACCGCGAGCTCGGCCGCTGCCGCTGGATGATGCACGACAGCTCCTTCAAGGTCGTCAAGAAGCTCAAGGACACCACCGGCCGGCCCATCTTCATTCCCGGCTACGACGGGCTCGGCGGCAAGGCGCCCGACACCATCCTCGGCTACCCCGTCTCCATCAACAACCACATGCCGGTCATGGCGGCCAACGCCAAGTCGATCCTGTTCGGTGACTTCACGCCCTACATCATCCGCGACGTCCTGACGGCCACCGAGTTCCAGCGCTACACCGACTCCGCCTATGCCAAGAAAGGGCAGGTGGGCTTCAACTTGTGGGCTCGCGCCGGCGGCAACTACACCGATGTCGGCGGTGCCGTGAAGTACTACGCCAACTCCGCCACCTGATGCCTGAAATGGGGGCGGCCTGGCCGGCCCCAATCCCTATCGTCCCGAGGAATTCGACATGACCAAGAACTCGCGCCCCGCAGCTGCCGACCAGACCGACGCGCAGACGCCCGCACCGACAACCTCCGAGCAAGCCGGCGACCCGCCCGCGGGAAATGCCGCCGGCGCAGGAGAGGATCTGGTGCACGGGCGCGCCCTGATCGATCTGCCGCTGCACGGCCTGCGCTGCGGCGATTTCGGCGAAATTCCCGCGGCGGCGGCCCAGCAACTGACCCGCGAAGGGCAATTCGACCCCGCGGCCGTCGCCGAAGCCACGCAAGACTGACGCTCCGCCGACATGAACACCCGCCGCGACACCATCGATGAACAAGCCGTCGATCTCGCGACCGCCAAGGCTCATTTGCGGGTCGAGCACATGGACGAGGACGGCCTGATTGTCGCCCTCATCGCCGCAGCCACCGATCTGGCGGAGCAACACACCGGGCGCAGCATCGCCCGATGCACATGGCGGCACCAGCGCGACGGCTTTCCGGCGGGTGACATCCTGCTGCCCTGGCCGCCGCTGCTGGTGTTGCAGACGATCGAGTACATCGATGCGGAAGGCGCGCCACAGACGCTACATGCCACCGCCTACCGAATCGATGCGCACAGCGAACCCGCCCGCGTCATCCATCCCGACGGACAGCCCTGGCCTGCCACCGCAGCCCGCGCGGACGCGGTCACCGTGCGATACACCGCCGGCTATGGCCTAGCCTGCCCGTCGTCGATCAAGCAATGGATCCTCCTGCAGGTGGGCCACTGGTACCGCAATCGCGAGTCCGCCGGCCCTGGCGAATACGCCGCTGCCATGCCCTACGTCGACGGATTGCTCGACCGCTACCGAATCTGGAACGCCTGACCCAAGGACCCCGCAATGCCACTCCCCGACATCATCTATACCGTGCTGAACGGCATTCAGAAGCGTCTCAAAGGCATGCCGGACGGAACGCACGCCGACATCATCGCCGGGTACGACCTGCAAGACGACATGCTCAAGGTCAAATCCGTACAGAAGAAGTTTCGCGACTCGTTTGCCGCAGCATCGCTCGACACCGCCCGCTGGGATTCCGCGGCCGCTGCCGATGGCAGCATTGTCACGAGCGCTGGCACACTGGTCATGAGCTCCGGCATTACCGCACTCGCGGAAACCTGGATCATGACCAAGGAGACCTTTTCGGTCCCGTTTCGCGTGCAGAGCAATATTGCCCTCTCACAGCGCATCGCGGACCAGGCCTTCTACCTCGAGGCCGTCAGTGTCGATCCCGAAACCGGGCTTCCGGATGGCCTGCACACAATCGGATGGCAATTCGAAGGCACGAGCGCTACGCAGGCCAAGTACCGCGTCGGCAACGGCGGTCTCGCTCCGCTCAACTCGGCTGCCGTGACCACAACCAGTAGCGCAGCGCCCGGCGGCGTCTATGAGCTCGAGCCGTTTGCGGACGAAGCGTGGTTTCACACGGCGACGATGGACAGCACGCTGGCTCGCACTTACAGCTTCCGTCGGCATCAGCAGATCCCCGATCCCAATGCGACCTACAAAATCCGGCTGCGCTGGGTCAACAGTGCCGTCCCACCGGTCTCGTCCACCACCGCCACCGTCCAGTTCGTCAGCGTCCAGGACTATGCCGAGCTCACTGCAGAGATCACCGCCGGCCGCGGCCAGGCTGCGGCCGGGCAAGGAATCGGCGTCACGCTCGCCGGCGGCACCGCAATCGCCGTCGGCCCCGTCGCTCACGATGGCGCCCGCAGCACGACGGCCCCGATCATTAATGCCGGTCGTGCCGTGACGGCACCTTACACCGCCGTCGCCACCGGCGACGTCGCGGACTTCGTGACGACCACCCAAGGCGCACAGATCGTGCGCCCGTGGCAAATCCCGGAGCAGGAATGGAGCTACGCCAGCGCCGCCGGAGGCATCACCAACACCACGGACGTCGTCCTAGCTGCAGCTGCGGGCACGGGACTACGACGGTACATCACCTCGATCGACCTCAAGAACATCAGTGCCACCGCCACCGAGGTGGTGATCAAGGACGGCGCCACCGTGCTGTGGCGCGGGCACCTCAGCGCATCCATGACCGAGCCTGTTGAAATCGCCTTCTACAACCCGCTCAAGACCACTGCAAACGCCGCACTCAACTTTGCCTGCATCACTACCGGTGCGCAGGTCTACGTCAACGCGCAAGGCTACACCGCGCCCTGAGGAGCACATCATGGTCACGATCCAAGACAAGCACTTCGACCCCGAAACCGGCAATTGGACCATCAGCGCAGTGGTCGCCCTGCCGGACGGCACCCGCTGCAGTGCCTACCAGGTTACCGCCCCTGCCGACGCTAACGACGAGCAGCTCACCCACTGCCTGATGGAACGGTTTGCATGACGCCCGCTGCCGGCACGCTGTCCCAGCGCATCGACATCGAGCGCCGCGCCCCCGGTACCGACGCCTGGGGCCAGCCCGTCCAGGCCTGGGAGTGGGTCGCCTCCCGCTGGGCCGACGTGCGCCTGCTCGCCGGCCTCGAGGCCATCAAGGCCGGTGCAGACGTCTCCACGGTGCGCGCCTCGATCCGCATCCGCTGGCTAGCGGGGATCGACGCCGGCATGCGCGTCCGGCACGGCGGCGCCACCTACGACATCACCGCCGTTCTGCCCGACCCCGCCGGCGCCTTCATCGACCTAGTCTGCGAGACGGTGCGCTGATGGGCCTGAAGATCAGCATCAACACGGTCCGCTTCAAGCAAGACCTGCAGCTCGAGCTCCAGCGCCTGCGCGCCGCCAACCGGCCTGCAGCCCAGGCCGGCGCGCAGCTCATCTACGACCGCGCCAAGCAACTCGCCCCGGTCTCCGATGCGCCCCACATGTTCCACGGCACCCATGCCGTTTACGGCCCGTACCCGCCCGGCACCCTGCGTGACTCGATCTACCAGGCCTTCAGCAAGGACAACAGCTTTCTCGACAACGCCGTCTATCACATCTCCTGGAACGCCACCAAGGCCCCCTACGGCGCCATGGTCGAGCTCGGGACCAGCGCCGCCCCCGCGCACTCCTTCATCGCGCGCGCCGTCGCCGAAACCCGCTCGCAGGTACTCAAGACGATCCGCCAGCGCTACATCGACGAGGTCACCCAAGCATGAGCATGGAACAGCACCTCGACGCCCACTTGCGCGCCCTATGTCCCAACGTTCACCCCGACATCGCCCCGCCCGGCACCCCGCGCCCCTACATCACCTGGCAGGCCCTCGGCGGCGAAGTCGCGCGCTTTCTCGACAACACCGCGGCCGACAAGCGCAACACCCTCCTGCAGATCAACGCCTGGGCGCACACACGCATCCAGGCGACCACGCTTATCCGCAGCATCGAAGACACCCTGGCCGCCTCGCCCCACTTTGTGGCCCGGCCGCAAGGCGAGGCGATGTCCACCTTCGAGCCCGTCACCGGCCTCTACGGCTCGATTCAGCGCTACAGCATCTGGGCCACCCGCTGAGCGCGGGCCCCCTGCGCCACCCGCCGGGCTCGCCCGGCATTTTTTTGCCCGCAAGGGCCCGCACCGCCTGACGCACGCCAGGCAACCCATCCGCCCCTTGCGGGCAAATCACAGGAGCACGCCAAATGGCCTACTACTTCCCCGAGGGCTCGTCCCAGCAGTACAGCAAGACCTTTGCGGCCGCAAAGACCATCACCGCCGTCACCAACACCGACCCGGCCGTGGCCACCTGCACGGCACACGGCTTTGCCACCGGCGACGAGATCCTCTTCAACTCCGGCTGGGAAGACGCCACCGACACCGTCTTCAAAGTCGAGGTCGTCGACGTCAACAGCTTCCGGATTCTCGGGCTCGACGCCTCCAACAACAACTTCTACCCCGCTGGCTCCGGCATCGGCACCGCGCAGAAGATCAGCACCTGGAAGGCCATCCCGCAGGTGCTCACCATCAGCGCCTCGGGCGGCGACCCCCGCTTCACCGACGTCGCCCCGCTGGCCAAGCGCAACGCACTGCGCATCCCCACCGGCTTCAACGCCACCAGCGTCACCCTCTCGCTCGGCCACGACGCATCCAACGCCACCTACAAGGAAATGCTCGGCATCAGCCGCTCGCTCGGCAAGGTCGCATTCAAGCAGGTCATCAGCGGCGGCGCCGTCACGTACGGCTACGGCTACCTCAGCGTCTCCGAAATGCCGGGCCTCAACAACAACCAGACCAACACCGTCAACGCGGCGATGACCATCCTCGGCCGTTCGATCAGCTACGACTCCTGATTTCCGCCACACCTGCCCGCCGGAGCGGGCAGGGCGCTCCCCCATCCACCAGGACACCACCATGGCAAGCATCAAGCTGGGCAACCGCCCGAAGAACTTCAAGCGCATCGTCAAGTTCGGCCTCATCGAAGGCGGCGAAGGCTCCATCGAATGCACCTTCAAGTACCGCACCCGCTCCGAGTTCGGTCGTCTCATCGATGGCATGGCCCATGACGCCCGCCAGAACGGCGCCGCCGGCGCCGACCTGTCCGTTGCGCAGATCATGGACGCCACCAAAGACAAGAACGCCGCCTACCTGCTCGACGTGCTCGACGGCTGGAACCTCGACGAAGTGCTCACCCGCGACACTGCGGCCCAGCTCTGCGACGAACTCCCCGGCGCCGCCACCGAGATCATGGAAGCCTACCGCCTCGCGATCGTCGAAGGCCGCCTGGGAAACTGAGAGAGGCCGCTGCCGCCCTGTATGCGCCCGACAACCAGGCGGACGCGGCCAACCCCTTCCTGCGCGGCGTGATCGCCGCCACAGACCAATCCGTCGAGGTGTGGCCTGAAAACTGGCCCACCTTCGCCCTGTTTGCGCAACTCGGCACCCAATGGGCCGCCGGCATGGGCGGCCCCACCGGGCTGCGCTACGAAGCCCTGTACCCGCTGCTCGACCGGCGCTGCCCGAGCGATGACGAGTGGCAGCGAACATTCGACGACGTGCGCACCATGGAAACCGCCGCACTCGCCGCCATGCGCAGCAAAGACTGAGGACCCGAAACCGTGAGCGATCTGAAGCTGCAAGGCGTAGTAGAGATGTCGAGCGAGGGCGCCGAACGCGCCTTCGATCGCGTCGGGCAAAAGGCCGGCCAGATGTCGCAGCAGGTCGCGAGCTCATCGGCCAAGGCCAGCGACGCCGTCGACAGCATCGGCAGCGCCGCGCAGCAGAGCGCCGACGGATTCACTCGCGCCGAAGGCAAGATCGTCGCATCCATCAAGCGCGCCACCGCGCAGCTCGAAAGCCTGGGCAAGACCGCCTCGCAAAAGGTCGAGATCAAGATCGACGCGCAAGGCCTCGACCGCGCAAAGTTCGAACCGCTGCTGGCCAACCTGCGCCAGCTGGAGTCGGCGCAGCAGCGCGTGACAGGCAGCAGCGGAAACATGCGCGGCGGCATGCAGAACCTCTCGTACCAGCTGCAGGACTTCATCGTCCAGACCAACGGCGGAGTGGCCGCAACCACCGCGCTGTCGATGCAACTGCCGCAGTTGCTGGCCGGCTTCGGCGCGGCCGGCGCTGCAATGGGGGTGGTCGCCGCGCTGCTTCCCAACCTCGTGAAGTTGTTCGGCGATGCTGCCGGCGGCGCAGCGTCGCTCAAGGACGCCATGTCCGGCGTCGACCACGCGATCAGCCAAGTCGGCCGTGGGGTGCGCAGCTTCGACATGGAAGGGCTGTACGAGCAGTTCAACGCCGCCAGTGGCGCCACCCGCGCCGCGACCATCGAACAGCTGAAGTTTCAGCAGGCACTGATCGAGACGCAGCGCCTCGCGGCCCGCAAGGCCCTTGGCGAATCCGTGAAAGACGTCGGCATCGGTGGATTCTTCGACCACCGCAAGACGACGACCGATGTGATCGCAGAAGACCTTGGCGTCACGCTCGCCGTCGCCCGCGAGCTGCAGCCGCTCATGAAGTCGCTGCGCGAGGGCAGTGCCGACGTAGGCGCCGTATTCGGCCAAGTCGGCACAAAACTGCTCACCGGCAACGAAGCGGCCCAGACCTTGGCGAAGTCCCTGCGCGACCTCGTCAATGGCGAAGCCGACGCCGCCGCGGCCTCCGCCGCGCTTTCGGACGCACTCGAACGCATGGCAAAAGGGCACGTCCGTACGAAAAAAGAGACCGATGAAGCCGCGAAAGCCGCGAAGACCCACGCCGCCGAAACGCAGCGGCTAGCAGAGGCAGGGCGTGAGCTCGCCGCGTCGCTGCTCGGTCAATCGGCGGGGCTTTCGCGCGACTTTTACGCCAAGTGGGCGCAACTCGGGCAGGCCTACAAGACCGGCGCAATCAATCTCCAGGACCTCACCACCGCGCAGTCCGTCCTGCTCGCCCAGCAACCCGCCATGAAGCAAGCCGCACAGGACGCCGACGCCTACGGCAAAGCGGTCGCCTCGGTGGTCGGCCCACTCGAAGCCCGCGCATTCGCCCTCGAGACCGAACTGCAAAACTACGGCCTCACCCAGTCCCAGATCGAGCGCACGACGCTCGCGCGTTACGAAGAGGTCCGCGCCTTGGCTGCCGCCAACGGCGCCACGCAGGCCTATCTGAGCACCCTCGACCGCGAGATTGAAGCGCGCCGCCGCATCGCCGAAGCAAGCACCGGACTCGAAGCCGCCGACGCCAACAAGCGCGCCGCCGCCCAGGCTGCCCAAGACTGGCAGCGCACCGCCGACGCGATCGAAAAGTCGCTCATCGACGCCCTCATGGAAGGCGGAAAATCCGGCGCCGAGTACATCGAAGGCCTGTTCCGCTCCATGGTGCTGCGCCCGATCATCCAAGCCGTCGTGCAGCCGGTCGCCGGCGGCATCACCAGCGCCATGGGCCTCGCTGGAGCAGGGCAGGGCGGCGGGCTGGGTGGCGCCCTCGGGGCGGCGAGCAACCTGCAGACGCTCTATGGCGCCGTCACCGGCGGCATCACCGCATCGCTCGGCGGGCTCGCCGCCTCGGCCGGCAGTCTATTTGGCTCGTCGGCGCTGTCGGCATTCGGCGCCGGCCTCAAGGGCAGCACACTCGCCGCCGGCCTCGCCGGCCCCACGACAGCCGGCGCCGGCGGCGCGATGGGGCTGGGCGCCTCGCTTGGCGCCGCACTTCCATGGGGCGCTGTCGGCCTCGCGGTCGCATCCCTGTTCGGCGTATTCGACAAGAAGCCATCGGACAAAGCGTCCTGGGCCACCGTCAACCCGACCTCGGGCGCCCTGAGCAACATCGGCTCGATGACGGGCAAGAAGGACCCGGGTCAGGAGGCCAGGTACCAGACCGCACAGCTGGCCCAGATGATTGGCTCGTTCGCGGGGCTGGCCGGGATCAGCGCCAGCATCACGGCCATGACCGGGGGCCGGGACGGCACTCGCCTCAAGATCAACCGCGCCGAGGGCACGCTGGGCTTCCGCACCCCGGGCGCCGGGGTCGCCAACGGGGGCAACGCGCTGAACTACGGGTATGGCGAGGACGCTATCAAGGCGATGCTCAACGACTTGGTCGATGAGGGCACGCTGCCGCAAGCCACTGTCGCCGCTTGGCGCAGCGCCAAGACCGATATGCGCGGCACTGCTCGCGATGCCACCGAGCTGGTCAGCACGCTCAACCTCCTCGTCTCCGGTTACGACACCGCCACGATCGAGCGCGCGAACCTCCTGCAGCAAGAGAGCGAAGCCCTGGAAGTCGCGTTGTCGCGCATGCTGCAGATCGAGGGGGCGCTGACCGCCGCCGCGCAGCCCGGGCGAGCCTTGGCAGACTCCGCTGCCGCCCTTGTCCGCCAGATGAATGCGCTGTCCTTGGGCGCCATCCCCACCACCACCGAAGCACTCGGCAAGCTGATCGCCGGCCTGGACGTCACCACCTCGGGCGGTCAGCAAGCCTATCAGGCGCTGATGGCGCTTGCCCCCGCCTTTGTCGAGCTGCAGGCCACACAGCGCGCGCTGTACGAACAACTCGACACCGACGAGCAACGCGCCGCGCGCCGCGCCCGCGAGCTGGGCGACGCCTTCGCGCAACTCGGCGTCCTCATGCCAGACACCCGAGAGCAGATGCGCGCGCTCATCGACGCTCAGGACGCCACGCGCGAATCCGGAGCGCGCATGCGCGCGCAGTTGCTCAGCCTGGTTCCCGCATTCGTCGAAGTCGCCGACGCCGCCGCGCGTGCCGCCGCCGATGCGGCAGCAGCAGCGCTCAATGCCGCAAAGGCCGCCGCGGCCGCCCTGGCCGACGTGCTGCAGCAAATCCAATCCGCCCGCGCCGACGTCGCGTCCAGCGCGCAAGCGATCACGGGCGGGCCGAAGGTGATGACCGCGCAGCAGATCGCCGCCGCGATCGCAGCAGCTCAGGTCAGCCTGCCCAGCGCCGCCGCCGCGATCGCCGCGAATACGGCACTCGGCGTGGCCTACAGCAAAACCAGCTTGGCCACACTCGCGTACGAACGCGCCCAATCCAGCGAGGGCGCCGCCACCTCCGCGCAAGAGCTCGCCTCCGCGGGCCTCTCCGCCCGCCGCGCAGATCGCGATGCGGCAATCGGCCGCTACCAAGCGCAGGCCGCACAACTGTACAAGCTGCTCGCCCCCCTTGGCGCCTATGCCAACGCAAAATCCGGTCCGACGCAGTTCTCAAACGACGCCTACGCCTACAATCCCGCCACCAACCGCCTGGCCGGGTTCGGGCAGATCTCGCTGACCAACATGAAGGCGCTCGGCGCCCTCAACCAGCTCATGAGCGGCCAATCCTACCAAGATCTGGTCGGCTCGCTCAGCGGCGGAAACGCCACCCTCAAAGCGCGCGACGCCGCCGTCGCTTCGGCGCAAGTCACTCTCGACAAGGCGTCCGCCGCCCTGGCCACCGCCACAGCAAACCGTCAGAGCGCCGCGTCCGCGCTTGAGGCCGCCAAGGCGGCCCAGTCGGCCGCCGAGAAAACCTTGCTGAAAGAGCAGGACGCATACGGGCGTGCCCTGCGCGCTTACGCCGCCGACGCCAGCGTGGCGGTGGATCGGCTCTCTGCACTGCGTGAAGAGACGGTGCGCTACTACGAGAGCCAACGGGCGCTTGCCGACACGCTCGTCGCGAGCGCCGCCCGCCTGCGCGATGCCATCACCGATGCCCGCCGGGCGCAGATGGAACCGGACGAACTCCTGCGCGAGCAACGCATCGAGTTCGACCGCAACTACAGCATGGCACTCTCCACACAGGGCGCCGTCCGCGCCGGCTATGCCGACAAGATGGCCGCACTCCTGCCGCCGCTTGTTGCGTCGCTTGCCGACTCGGCATCCAGCCGGGCCGAGTGGCTGAGCTTGACCGCCCGCATGACAGCGCAGAGCACCGCGGTTGCGCAACTCCTCGAAAACGAAGCCCCGGCCAACTACGAGTCCGCCTCGCTGGCTCTGCTGGACGATATCGACGGAAGCCTCGCCGCCATCCAGTCTGCAGCGCTCTCGGCCGAAAAAATCATCTCCGACGCAATCTACGAGACCGGAGACAACACCTTGGACGGGCTGCGCGCCGTAATCTCCGCTATCCAAGGCGCACCGGTGCCCGCGTTCGCGACCGGCGCAGCGTTCACCAACACGGTGGTCGCGCGCCCGACCGCATTCAGCACCGCGGTAATGGGCGAAGCGGGCCCCGAGGCCATCATGCCGCTCGCCAGCATCGGGGGGCGTCTCGGCGTGCACGCGCAAATGCCAGGCATCGGCCCCATGCTCGCCGAGCTGCGCGCCCTGCGCGCCGAACTGACCGAGCTCAAGGCCATCAACGCCGCCGCGGCGCGCCATGCCCACGAAACCAGCCGCACGCTCTCATTGGTCACCAATTTCGGCACCGCCATGCTCACCGAGCCTTCCGCATGAAGATCATCGCCCCGGTCCGTATTGCCCCTGGACAGATGGTCTCGAGCTCCATCCCCGAGACCGACCATCCCGAGTGGTCTGCAATCACCACGTACGCCGCCGCCGACCGCGTCATCGTAAGCGCCACCCACAAGATCTATGAGGCCTTGTCCAGCAACGTCGGCAAGCATCCCGCCAGCAACCCAGGCGAATGGCTCGATCTTGGGGCGACCAATCGATGGCGCGCGTTCGACGAGAAGGTCGGGAGCGTCTCCTCATCGCTTGGCCAGATCGGCTTTACCTTGACGCCGGGGATCGTCAATGCGCTCGCGCTGCTCAACATTGGCAACGCCTCGACGGCCCGGGTTCGCATGATCGATGCCAACGAGGGGGTCGTGTACGACCGCACCTTGTCCCTCTACGACCCCTCCAACGTCGTCGATTGGTGGACCTATTTCTTCGAGCCCATCCGCCTCAAGACGATCTCGATCGCACTCGATCTGCCCACCTACCGTGCAGCACAGATCGAAGTCACGCTGATGGGTGGCCCTACTGAGACCGTCTCGTTAGGCGCTTGCATCGTCGGCCGCTTGCACGAATACGTAGCCCTGGGCGGGACGCACATGGGGGCATCTGTCGGCATCCAGGACTACAGCCGCAAGGAGCGTGACGCCTGGGGCAACGTCGCGATCGTAGAGCGGGCGTTCAGCAAACGCGCCCGATGGTCGCTCATGCTCGCCGCCAGTGACGTCGACGTGCTCCAGGAACGCTTGGCCGCGCTGCGCGCCACCCCGGCCGTCTACATCGGATCCGAGCGTTACGCCAGCACCATCCTCTACGGATTCTATCGCGACTTCGACGTCGTCATCGCCTACCCAGACTACTCCGAATGCTCCATCGAAATTGAGGGCCTCGTCTAATGCCAATCTCCGCACTCCCCACGCCGCCCAGCCGCGCCGCATCCCCCAGCACCTTTGCCGACCAGGCCGATGCGTTACTGGCAGCACTCCCCCTGTTCGTCGACGAGGCCAACGCCTTGCAGTCCGACGTGACGGGCAAACAGGTCATCGTCTCGTCCACCTATAGCGCCGCGATGGCTGCCGGCCTGGCAAGCGCCGCAGCGAACGCTGCCGCCGCCACGCAAGCCAAGGCGCAGGCCGAGTATGTCCGCGACCAGGCACTCGACGGCCTCGGTGCAGCAGACAATTCGCAGGTCCTCGGGCAGCTCGTGGGGGCGCTGGCCTACGTGCTCGATCTGGCATCCAAGGCAACCGGCGAGACCATCGAGAATCGCGGCACCTTCGGCGTCACAGACCGCGCCGAGCTCTACGCGCTGATGTTCACAGAGTTGCTCGACAAGATCGGCGTCACCGCCCGCGCGATCTCCGGCGGAGACGTGATTCTGCGCGCAGGCACCACCCTTCCACCCCCGCTGTCGCCTGCCGGCGATCGAGACACCGGCGTGCAATTCCCCGGCGCAGATGCCGTGGCGTTGCTTACGGCCGGCCTCGAGCGTCTGCGCGTGGACGCCTCGGGCCGTGTCGGCATCGGCACGAATGCGCCGTCCGGCCTGCTGGATGTGGCCGACGACAAAGTACGCATCCGGCTCGCCAAGACGCCGGCCACCGCCACCGCTTCGGGAGCGCAAGGCGAAATCTGCTGGGACGCCACCTACCTGTACGTGTGCACCGCCACCAACACCTGGCGCCGCGTGGCGCTAACCACCTGGTAAGGATCCACCATGCCTGACTACAAAGAAACCTCTGCAGCTGGACATAGCTGGCAGCGTTGCACGCAAGTGGTCATCGAAAACCATCGGGGCGCGACGCCCCTGGTGCGCTTCGATGAAGAGCGGGTCATCGTCCTCGACGGCGGCATCGAGGCGCGCAGCCCGTGCGGCACATTCTGCGTCGACTACGACCCCGCGCGCCCGATCGCCCTGAGAGACCCGCACACCGGCGAGCTGACCGGCGAGACCACCACCTACGCCGCCGCCTACGCGCTGCTGTACTCGGCCTACCTCGACGCCGCCGTCGAGCGCGACATGGCCGCCGCGGAATTCACCATCACCCCGCCGGAGGGTATCTAAATGGCGCTCACGATCAACGTCCCTGACACGCTGCGCAAAGCAGTCGAGTCCGCCTCGGGCGGGCGCAACACCGTGCTGTACACCGCCAAGGGCCAGCCCTGCTACATGGCTGTGATCCCCAAGTTCACGCTGGAGTCGATTGATGCCAGCCTGGGCACCGGCACCCACCCGGCCTTCATCGTCGGCGGCGTCGAGAACTCGCAGATCTTCGTCGGTCAGCACATCGGCGTCAGCCGCAATGCCGAAATGCTGAGCCTGCCCGGCGTCGATCCGATCAGCAGCATCACGCACGACGCCGCTATCAGTCTCGTGCGTGCCAACGGCCCCGGCTGGCACCTGATGAGCAACGTCGAGTATGCCGCGATCGCGCTGTGGTGCTGGAAAAACGGCTTCCAGCCGCGCGGCAACAGCCAGTACGGCCGCAGTTCGGACGCCACCAGCGAGGTCGGCGCGCGCTCGGATGGTCTCGCAGTCACAGGCGCCAATCAGGGTACGCAGTCGCGCACGCTCACCGGCTCCGGACCGACCTCCTGGCGCCACGACAATACCCCGTTCGGCATCGCCGACCTCACCGGCAACGTCTGGGAGTGGTCGCCGGGCATGCGCCTCGTCGATGGCGAGATCCAAGTCATCGAGAACAACAATGCCGCGCTCTCGACGGCCGACTTCGGCGCCAGCTCGGCCGAGTGGATGGCCATCGATGGCGCAACCGGCACCCTTGTCGCGCCCGGCACGGCCGGCACGGTCAAGTACGCCAGCGCCAACAGCGGCACGGCCGGCTACACGCTCTACCGCGTCAGCGGCAGCAGCTTCGAAGGCATGGTCAATTCGACCGGCGCCAACCCGGTTTCTGCTGCCGCCATTGCCCGCCTCAAGGCGCTGGGTCTGTTCCCGGTGGCGCCCTCCGGCCTCGGCGGCGACGGCTTCTACCTCAACGTCTCAGGCGAACGGCTCCCGTCTCGGGGTGGCAGCTGGACCCTCGCTGCCCTCACGGGCGTGTTCGCGCTGTACCTCGACAACGCACGGACGTACTCCCTCGCGGGCCTCGGGGCTCGCCCCGCTTTTGTGCCCTAAACCATGACAGATGAAGCCGTCCTCGCAGCGCGACTGTGTGCGCTGCATGAAGACATTTCCGACCTGAAAACCAACGTCGCCAAGCTCGCCGAGGCCGTCGAGCGCCTCGCCCGGCTCGAGGAGCGACACGCAAATACCGCAGCAGCACTCGACCGCGCGTTCTCCGCCATCGCACGGCTCGACGCCCGCATCGCAGCGATCGAGCGCGATCAGCCGGTGCAAAGCCTGGCCACAGGCTGGGTGATGAATGGCGTATGGGCAGGGGTCGGGCTCCTCGCGGCCGTCATCGCCCGCAAACTCGGAGTTATGTGATGATCGATTCGCTATTCGGCGGCGGCATTCTCGGATCCCTGATCGGGGGCGCCTTCCGCCTCGCGCCCGAGCTTCTCAAGTGGTTCGACCGCAAGAATGAACGCGCACACGAGCTGGCCATGTTCGACCGTCAATGCCAGCTCGAGCAGGCGCGCGGGCAAATCAAGCTCGACGAGATCGGCGCCCACCGCGACCTCGCCATCGACACTGGCGTCATCGCTGCCGTACAGGCTGCCATCCAGCAACAGACCGACATGGTCCGGGCTGCCGGGGGCAGGGTCGCCGCCCTGTCGGCCAGTGTGCGCCCAGTCATGACCTACTACCTGCTGGCCCTCTACGGCGCCGTCAAGGGCGCCTCCATACTCATCGCACTCGACGCCGGCTCCGGCATCAGCGACACCCTCGTGCGGCACTGGACCGCTGACGACATGGCCCTGCTGTGCGGTGTCGTCAACTACTGGATCATGGACCGCACGCTGGCTAAGCGGGGCCTCTCGTGAACCTCGCCCTGGCCGAGGAACTGTGCCGGCGCTTCGAGGGGTTCCGGGCTCGGCCGTATCTCTGCCCTGCCGGCGTGCCGACCATCGGCTACGGCTCAACGCACTACGCGGACGGCCGCCGCGTGCAGCTCACCGACCCGCCGATCGCCGAGTCCGCCGCCCGTGCCCTGCTCGTCGGCGAGTTGCTCGACACCTACGCCCCCGGCGTCCTGCGGCAATGCCCCGGCCTGCTGCCGCTTGCGCTCATCGAGGATGACTGGCAAAAGCTCAACGCCATCGTCGACTTTGCCTACAACCTAGGCGTCGGTCGACTGCAGACGTCTACACTGAGGCGCCGGATCAACGCCGGCGATTGGGACGGCGCCGTGGCCGAGCTGGGCAAGTGGGTATGGGGCGGAGGCCGCAAGCTCCCCGGCCTGGTAGCCCGGCGCGCGGCCGAGGCGGCGCTGCTGCGGTAGCAGCCGCTCAATCCAGTCGCTCGGCCACCTCGCCCATGTCCGGAGCGTAATACACCCGCGACAGCACCCGCAGATCCCGATGGCCGGTCACCTTGGCCAGCGTCAGCACGTCGAGCTTCTTCGCCAGCCGTGTCGTCGCCTCGCGGCGCAGATCGTGGAAGGTCAGCCCGTCCACCAGCGCCATTGCCTTGCCCTTGCGCCACAGGGCATCAATGCTCTTCGCCGGCACGTCGAAGCAGGCAGCTGCCTCGTCGCCATCCCTGCGCGGCAGGCGGGACAGGATTCGTAGCGCCTCGGACGACAGCGGCACGTCCCGGCCTTGGTGCGCCTCGTCGTCCGTCTTGCTCTGCACCACACGCGCCACCCGACCGGTAATGTCGCACCAGCGCAGCCGTGCAATCTCACTTTCGCGCATGGCCGTCTCGATCGCGAACAGCGCAGCCGCGCCCACACGCGCGGTCTTCGTCAGCGGGGGGCTCTCTTCGGAGTAACCCAGCGCGTGCAAGATCCGGTCCAACTCATTGCCCTCTGGCCGTCTTTTGCGCGCCGGCTGACCCGCCGGGCGGCGCGCCACCAGGAAGGGGTTCGTCTTCAGCCATCGCCAGTCGCGCACGGCCGTCGTGCACACGTGTGACAGCGTCGTCCACTCCCGCAGGACAGAGGACGACAGCACTTCTTTCAGGCGATCGTCGCGCCACTTGCTGACGTGCCGCTCGTCCAGGTCGCGCAGCTTGACCTTGGCGATGTCCCGCTGCCGGGTGGCGGCGATCCGCAGCAGCTCCTTGTCGCCCCCGCGCTTGCTCGGCGCCACCTCGGCCGCGTAGCGTTCGAGCAGGTCACCGAAGGTCTTGTGCTCGGGGATCTCGCCGCGCCGCTCGCTGGCGAGCTCGGCCTCGAGCTGTGTCGCCCAAGCCTGCGCCTCGGCCTTGGTGCGGAAGGTCTCGGTGCGATCGACGCCGCTCTTTCTCACGCGCGCGCGCCACGCGCCTGATCGCTTCTCGAATGTCGCCATGCCACCCCTCCCGCCGTGGGACAGTCCTGGTGCGAATCTGGGACAGTCCGCGTGGATTTATGGTGGAGTGTAGCGGGGTAGCGCGGAAATGGAAAAGCCCGCAATCGCTTGATTGGCGGGCTTTCTAGGGGTTCCGCGGACTGCAGTGTATTGGCGCGTTTTGCGCCATGGTGCCTTGGGCGAGAGCACCGACAGCCCTTGGTTTGACTGGGCTTCCGGCATTCTTGGGACAATCCAAGTCAGCCTTCCCGCTGCCGCTCGGCCCAGTCCATCACTTCCTTGGCCTTCCAGCGCCGCAGCGCCCGCTCGCCGCCGAGTGCGATCGCCTTCGGGAAACCGGGGCGATGCGCCCACTTCTCGGCGACGGTGCGAGGCGCCACGCCGAGATATTCGCCGACCCGAGCAGCGTCCCACAGAATGCGATCCGGCGGCAAGGGCGGCCGCTCGAGCACTGTCGCTAGGCGCTCGAGGATGGGAGCCAGATCCGTCATCACCCTGTCTCCTTGGGATTGAGCATCGCAATCAGGTGTAGCGCCTGGCTGATCGCGTCGTCCAAGGCGTTGTGATGGGTGCCGAGGCGCTCCATCGGCACGCCGCGGTTCAGCGCCTTGATGGTGCGGTAGCAGCGGTCGTTCCACCAGGCCCACGGTGCAGACGTGCCATTGCGGGTGTAGGCGCCGCGCAAGACCACGTTGTCGAAGCTGGCGCCGTTGCCCCAAACCTCGGCGTCGTGCGTGTGCCGGTCCATCCACGTGTCAAAGTGCTGCAGCGCTTCGGCGATGTGCATGCCGCCCTCACGAGCGATCTCCGCCCGAGCCTCGTCGCCTTGCTGCAGCCACCAGGTGACGGTGCTGGCGTCGATCACGCCGCCGTAGGAGACAGCTGAAGCCAGGTCGACGCGGTTGTAGTAGGTCGTTCCGATCTTGCCGGTGGTGATATCGAAGGAGCAGGCGCCGATCGCCACGATGGCCGCATCAGGGCCTTTGCCCATGGTTTCGAGGTCGAGCATGACATGGGTGAAAATGTGTTCGCTCACAGTGCAATCTCCGCTGCCCTGTCGTACTGCTCAATGCCCCACGCCAGGGCGAAGCAGCACCACTGGAATCGGTGCGTGTACTGTTTGAACTCGATCTCCCAGAAATCGGTGAACTCGTACTCCGGCGCGCAGCGGCCGCGTCCTGGGATCCACCTGAAGTCACGCAGCGCGATGTAGGCCGCATCTTCGCCATCATCGATGCGGCTCAGCACCTCGTGGTCGACCTCCTCCCAGAGGCTCCGCCGCTCTTCGCCTGACAGCAACTGCTCGGCGCGCGCGTCACGAATCCATCGCATTCGCGTCTCATTGACGTAGGCGCGCAGCTCCGCCTCGCTGTACTCCATCGCGCCGCCGTCGCGCCGGTTGCCGTCGACAGCCACAAGCTTTTCGGCCCAATACGGGAGATTCACCGCGAGACGCAGATCTCCACGCCTGCGCACGTGCTCACGATCGGTCCGAAAGAATTCGAACATGTCGTTGAGCCTGCGGAACAGGTAATGGCCCATGTCGCCCGCGTAGCAGAGGTAACCCGGCCACGTGATCAGGTCGAAGTGCATGCACCCTGTGCCTGGTCGCTTGAACCGGATGTGCCGATACACGCCGTCATCTCGCAGGATGTTCATCTCGTGACGCTCGACGTCGATCAGGAATTCAGATTCTCGCAGCTCGTTGCTCATGCCGTCGCTCCTTCAAGCATGTCGGGGGTATTCGGGCAGCGGTACGGCGGCGGCTCGTCGGCGGGTTTCCCCTTTCCTCCGGCCGCGGCCACGCGGCCGCTGGTCTTTGCCTTTTCCTTCGGTTTTCTCGCCGCGTCAGCGGCCTGGGCCTTGGGTTTCGCCGTCTTCACGGCGCGCGCCGGCGCAGCCTGTTTCGCGTGGGCGGCCGGTTTGGCCTTCGGGGGTTGGGCGAGATCGTCGCCGGCCGGCGCAGCCTGTTCGGGGGTAGAAGCGCCTTCCGACGCCGCGAGCTCGAGCGCGATCGCCGGAAGGTAGTGGCGGCGCGCCCCGTTCTGGAACAGCACGTCATAGCCATCGCCGCCGCTGGCGCCCTGGATCGTTCCCGGGGTGTCATCGGCATTGATCGGGGTGCCGTTGTCCCAGCAAGCGCCGGGCCGGATCCTCACGCGCTGGCCAGCCTCGAACTTCGGCGCCGAGCACTCGCCCGCCGGCGCAGCTTGAGGAGGGGTAGGCGCTGTTTTCTCCGCCGCGGGCTTGCCCGCCATCGATGCCCGAATCCTGTCGACGTTCAGCCCGGCGCGCTCGGCCGCAGCGACCAGGGGCGCCGGCGTGGCGATGTCGTCCGTGTACGTGGGCACGTCCAGGGTGCTCACCAGCGCCAGATCGAGCAGCAGCAGCATGAGCTGCGGCGCATTGGCCTCGTCGATCATCTCGGTCAACCGCCGGCAGCGGCGGTAGTCCTCGTCCTGATACTCGCTATCCCCGGGGCCGCGTGCAGGCGCGTCGGGCACGTACATGCGCGCGAGGATCTTGCTCGTCTCGCTCCCGCGTGCGGCAAAGAACTGGCGGGCGATCAGCGCCAGGTCGTCGCGGCACAGGGCGGGCTTGGTGGCGGCGTTCAACGCGGTCCGCGCGGCCGCGTGGTGCGCGTCGAACAATGCGCGGCGGAACTGTTTCTCGACCTTGCGCGCCTTCTCGCGTGCCAGATCGCGCGGGTCCCGGTTGCTCTTGCTCGGCTGGATGCCGGCCGCCTTCAGCGCCTCGCTCAGATCCTGCTTGGCCACCATCGGCACGAGCGTGCCCTTGCGGTGGTCCTCGATCATCACGATTGGCACGTCCTGCCCTTCGATCGCCTTGCGTGCGGTCTGGTAATGGCCGCCGTAGTAGTCCTTCTCGTCCAGGGCCACGTAGTTGCCGGCGGTGGGGCCGTAGATGCCATGCGGGGCGATCTTCTTCGCGGCCTCGCCGGTGATGACCTTGTGTCCGCCCTCGCGGGCGCGCGCTGCGGCCTGGGCCAGGTGCGCGGCGCGCTTGTCCGCGTAGCAGTTGGGGTCCGTGCAGACGTCTGGATCGATCCCCGGGTACGCCTCGGGGTCGTTGCCGGTGCGCTTGGGGCACTCGACGCAAGTCACCAGCCCGAGCGGACCTTTGCCGGCGAGGCTGGCCTCGACCGTGATCACGTAATGCGCGTCGCGGCCGAATGGTGCCTTGGCCAGGTCGAGCATGTAGCGGTGCTGGATGTGGGCCGCCGCCTGGCGCGCCGACATCGGCCCCTCGAAATGCCCCTCGCGGATGATCTCCTGCGCGGCCTGCACCTGCAGCGCCGGCACGGGGATGCGGGCGATGAGCAGTGCGCGCGACGCGTCGAGCTTGCCGTCCCTATAGAACTGCCGGGCCTCCGCGCACAGCGCCGTCAGCTTGAGCCGTGCGTAGATGTAGGCCCGGCTCTTGCCCACCTTGTCGGCCAGCTCGTCGGCACTGTAGCCATGGTCGCGCATCATCAGCTGGTAGCCCTCGGCCTCTTCCAGCTCGGTGACGTCGCGGCGCTGCAGGTTCTCGACGATCTGCGCCTCGAGCACCTGGCGCGTGGTGAGCGGGCGGACGAGCGTCGGGATGGTGTCGAGCCCTGCGAGCAGGCTCGCCCGGTAGCGCCGCTCGCCGGCGACGATCTCGTACGCCGGTCGCCGGTCGCGCCCCTCGGGGGTGGGGTAGTCGTCCGGCCAGGGGCGGATCAGGATCGGCTGCATCACGCCCTGCGCCTTGATCGACTCGGCCAGGCCTTCAAGCTCGGCAAAGTGCTTGCGCGGGTTGGTGGGGCTGGGGGCGAGCAGGGCGAGGGCGGTTTCCTGGAATTCGGTCATGACAGGCTCCGGTAGGCTTTGGTGACAGCGTCGTAGTCGACGCCCCCCATGTCGCACAGCGACTTGGTGTCGCGTCGGATGGCTTCGGCGAAGTGGTCGAGCACGATCAGGCCGTGGTCGCGGGCGATCTGCTTGGCTTCCTTGAGCTGCTGCAGCGGGGAATGGCGGCGGGTCATGGCGCGGTCTCCGTCAGGCCGAGTTAGCGGGCAAGTCGGCGTCGGTGACTTTCAACTGCCGGGGCTTGCCTGACATCGTCCAGTAGTGGCTCACATCAACATGCTTTGCAGCCCAGGCATCCAGCAGGTTCTGTAACTCCATTTGCGCATCGCGGGGGACAGAAAATGGATTGTCCCAAGCCTCGCCAATCAGGTCGTAGCCACGCTCGTCCGCTTCTTCTAGTACCTGCGCGGCGTTCAAAGCCTGCTGCGGTTCCATGGGCAAAAAGTTGGCTTCCCAATAAATCGTCCCAACAACAAGGCGCCCTTCACTGTCCAGTTCGTCAAAAACATCGCCGGGAGTTTCGTGGCAGTAGTTTTCGTCGTCTGTGCTGTAGTAAGTTTTCATCATCGTCTCCGGCGGGCTTGCCCGCTAACATTTCATTCAAGCCGAACCCGCTTCGCGGGTCGGCTTAATTCAGGCGTTATGCCGCCCCCGTCTGATCCATCATCACCGTGCGTGCCAGTGCCTCACACGTCGGGCAGGTGTCAAACGGCGTTTGTGTCGGAGGTGCTGCCTGCTGCATCGCCAGATAGATCCGCTCAAGCAGCGCGGCTGACAGCACGAAATCACCCTTAGCCAGCATCACGTCATGCGCTGCGCCGATCATTTCCCGCGTTACCGCCGTATCGCCAGAGCCGACTTTTGACGCCTTCAATTCCGCAATCGCAAAGAGCGTTTGCTCAGGGTCTCCGCACCCGTCATCACCAATACCAAGCGCCTCGTCAATCGCGGCCAGGGTTCGCACTGCCTGTTCAAACATGCTCTTGTAGTCCGTCATTTCCGTTCTCCGTTTCCACCAGCGGCATAACCCGGCGCTCAAGCGGGACCGTCCGCAAGCGGCCGGCCCCTTAGCTATGCGTTAGCGCCTTGCTTGCGTCGGTGCCACGGCTCCCACTCCGGATATCCGCACTGTGCGCAGCCGCCGTGCTCCTTGGACTGAACATAGTCATGGCCCCGGTCAACGGGACCGCTAAGTGCGGTCGTGCTGCCATTCGCCAGAATGTCGCAGACCGCCTTTCGCTCGGGGTCGCGCATCTTGTCCTGCACGGCCTGCAACGCTTCACAGCGGCGCTTGTAGAAATCGCGCGAGTTCGCGCAGGTCTTTCGGTCAATCGCATCGTGCGCCCATCCTTCCAATAACAGCCGTTCGCAAGCCGCCCATTGATCTTCGTCCAGCAATTCCGTCAACCGAGCGCCGAGCTTGTGCAGCGGGTGGCCCTCGGGCGGCAGTTCCAGTTCGCGGTCAGCATCAATCAGATGATCCATTTCGTTCTCCGGGCCTTCGGCCCAACAATTCATTCAAGCCGACGCCGTTCCGGCGCGGCTTAATTCAGGTGTTGCTCGGCGTGGTTGGCGATGAGCTGGGTCTTGACGATCGCGCCGACGGCGTACAGGTCCATCCGCCGGTAGGCGCGCTTGCACGTGTCGACCAGGGTCTGCGCCTGGGCGACCAGTTCGGGCGGGATGGGGGCGCCGTAGCGCAGGCGGGCCACCACCTGGCGCATCGGTGTGAGCTCGAGCTGCAGCGCGTAGCGCGTGTCGAGCCGCTCCCACAGCGCAATCCAGCCCTCGAGCGCCTCGGGGATCTCGTACCACACGCCATCCTGCGGGTTCAGGAACACCGCGGCCCCCTGCAGCTCGTGGATCCAGCCGTCGGCAAGCCGCGCCAACATGGCGTCGACCGGGCCGAAGGCCTTGAGCATGTCCACGAACGTGGGCCGCATGATGCGTCGGCGCCTCATGCCGGCTCGAAGACCACGCGCTGCGCGGCGGTGGCGACGGGCACCAGCGCGCACACCACGGCCGCCTCGCAGTGGCCGGCCTCGATTTCCTGTCTGGCCAAGCGCTTCGCTTCGTCCAGCGCCTCGGCGCTGCCGGGCTCGACGATGGCGCGGGCGTGCGCGAGATCGGTGACCTCACCCGCCCGCGTCGTCGGCAGCATCGCATAGGCCACCGCCGCGGCCGTGCCGGTGTGCGTGCGCAGGTGCTCGGCCTCGTTGCGGGCGCTCTGCAGCAGGTGCTTGAGCTTCTCGGTCAGCGCCGCCTGGTTGTCCAGTTCGCGTTGCAGCACCTCGACGCGCTCGCGCACCACGGCCAACTCGCCCTCGGCGGCGTGGCGCTGGATCTCGGCCGCCGAGATCACCTTGACCGCCTCGTCGATCGTCACGGCCGCGCGCTGGGCGCACTCGACCTCGTCCAGGTCGCTGGGGTCGATCTCGCCGCTCACCCGCTCGGCCAGCGCATCGTGCACCTGCACGAGCGCGAGGGCGCGGCGGTCGTGCTCGACCATGATCGAGCGCGCCCGTTCGGGCAGCTTGGACAGCGCCACTTTCTGCGCACCCAGCGCGGCGGCGATCTCTCCGAGCAGGATGCGCTCCCGGTTCTGGGTGGCCTTCTTGGCGGCGGCAGCCGGGCGCGCCTTTTTGGACGCGGTGGGCGTCTTGAAGGCGACGGCGTCCGGGTCGTACTGCGGTGGCGGGATCTCGCGCTGCGCAGTTGTCAACGAATCCTTGACAACTGCCGGCGTATCCGGGGCGCTCGCCCCATGGGGATCGTCCGCCGCAACCGGCGCCGCCGAGGGAGAGGCGGCGGCAGCCGGTGCGGGCTTGGGATGGACGGCAGCGCCCGCAGGCTGAGTCGCGGAGGCACCCGCTGCGCTGCTGCCGGTGTTTTGCTCCACCGCCGGCTGGGAGTCGCCGCCGATCGCGGCGGTGTTTGCGGGCATCGCGAGCCAGTACCACAGCGCGCCGTTGCCCTTTTTCTTGCCCTTCACCTCGCACTCGACCACGGCGTCGGTGCGCAGCTTGTTGAGCTCATTCAACACGCGGCTCGGGTACGCCGCCGCCGTGGTGGCGGCGATGATCTCTTTCGCGGTCGCCTCGTCGCGTTGTTGCAGGAAGGCGACGATCTGGTCGCGCAAGGGGTGCGCGGCGCCGGTCGGGTTCGTACTCATTCGGTAGGCTCCGGGGTCAGGGCGTAGTCGTAGGCGGCAAGTCCGGTGTCGAACACCGCATCGGCCACATCGTTGTCGTCGATCGAGGGGTCGAGCGCGCGCAGCTCGGCCGTCAACCCCTCCAGCCGCGCAGCCTGGGTAGGGGTCAGCATCACCGTCACCGGGATGCGCTCGTCCGGCCCGCCTGCGCCGTCAGGGAAAGGGTTCATGTCCAGGCTCACTGCAGCACCTGCTTAGCGGCGCGCTCGATGCGCTGGCGGATCCGCTCGGCGCTGATCGGCGCCAGCGGCGGCGCCTCGGCCGCGGCGCGCAGGCGATTCACGTGCGCGCGCTGCTCGGCGATCGCCACCGGCGCGCGCGCCTCCATGTAGGCCAGATCCGATTCGGCAGCGCGCAGGCGCAGGCGGCGCGCCAGGCGCACGATGGGGCTCAGGGGGTTTTTCATGCTGCGATCTCCTCGACGACGGCGGGGGTTTCCATCCAGTGCACCGACAGCAGCCAGCGCGCCTCGCGGTGTTCGAACAAGGTGCTGCCCTGCGGGCTGCCGAACGACCGCAGCCCCGCCAGCGCGGCGCGCACGTCCGGCTCGTCGACCGCCATCGCCTCGGCGTGCACGAGCACATCGTTCGAGAGCCGGCCCCGCCCGCCCGGCGCCGACTCGCGCCCCGTGTGCATCAGCGTCACGCCGATAAGGGTGATCGGCGCGCCGCCCAGCGCCTGGGCGATCGCCGCCAGCTCGTCGTAGCGGTGGGCGAGCGCCTCGCGCTCGAGGGCGTGCCTTGTCTGCATCGACTGCTCGGCCAGGCGGTGGAGCAAAGGGGTGGCTTGCATGACAATCTCCTCAGCAAGTGCCAATGGAATAGGGGTGGCGGTTCCTCGCTACAATGGGTGCGTCTACCCAGACAAACCCATCAACCGCTTGAACAAGGAACCGCCATGGAAAACAAACCGATGTCGCCGCAAACGCAGGCCGCAATGCTTGAATTTCTGCACTGCGCAGAAAACGTGCTGCACACCGATTGGGAATTCACTCTGGATGCCACGCGCGACCGGGCCATCGAGGACTTCATTGCGCCCGGCGGCACCTTCCTGGTGCCGTTGGTCGAAGACCCGGGCAACAACTGGGGCAGCCGGTGTGCGCTGTTGAGCGCACACCGGACCCTCATCGAGGCGCTGGCGGCCGAGGGCATTTACAGGTCGCCGACCATCGACAGCTGATAGTTGCCGCGCAGGTGGCTGCCCGTCTTCGCGCAGAAGTCGAGGTAGCTCTTGCCCGCCGGCGACCAATACTTCACCGTGATCCGGTCGCCCTCCACCCGCTTGATGCTGCCCGGCAGGCAGCGGTTCAGGCTCCGATCGTGCAGCAGCACGGGCAGGCCTTCGGCGACGAGCCTCGGGTTCCACCATGCCGGCTCGCGGCCGTCGAGCCACGCGCACAAGTGGCGCTCGCTGCCGCTTTCCGTGTTCGCCCGGGCCGTGCCCAACAGCTCCTGCAGGATCGACACCAGGTAGGGGGCCGCGATCTCGCCGTAGGTCTCGGGCGTTTGCTCGAGCAGGCGCCGCACTTCACTCATGAAGCGCTCGGGCTCTTCGCGGTAGCGGCGGTCCCACTCGGTGAATGCGGCCGCCAGGTCGGCAGAGGTAATGGCGATCGGTGCTCCGCCATCGACTGCGTCCCCATTGGCCAGGGCGCGGCGAGCCTCGGTCACGAGCTGGGCCAGCATGCCGGCGCCGATCCGGCCGGCGTCGGGGTTGAGCGCAGCGACGCGCTCGGCGAGGGTGTGTAGCGGGGAGGGGTGTGCAGACGTTTGCATGGTGGGCTCCTGGTGAGGTGGGTTCGACTTACCGCCCCGCTGCCGGTGTACCGGCCTGCCGAGTCTCCCGGCGGGCAGGGCTGTACTGGCGGGTGGCGATGGGGTGATTACACCAAACGGTGAATTTCATGTCAACACCGTTCGGTGAATTTTCACGCGCAAAAAAACCGCCTCGTGGGCGGCGCGTTGAGTGTGTATAATCCACACCATGAACAGCGCAGACCTGATCAAGCACCTGGAGCGCGACGGCTGGGCACTGGCCAACGTGCGCGGCTCGCACCATGTATTCCGCCACCCGACCAAGCCGGGGCACATCAGCGTGCCGCACCCGAAGAAGGACTTGGGCAAAGGGCTGGCGCACAAGCTGCTGAAGCAGGCTGGGCTCAAATGAAGGAGACGACGATGAAATACCCGATTGCGATTGAACCGGGCGGCGAGGACCACGCTTGGGGGGTGGTGGTGCCCGACCTGCCGGGCTGCTTCTCGGCGGCCGACAGCGGCATCGATGAGGCGATTGAAAACGCCAAGGAGGCCATTGCGGCGTGGATCGAGGCGGTGATGGACGATGGCGGCGACATTCCGGCGCCCAGCGCCATCGCGGCGCACCGCGCCAACCGCGAGTTCGACGGCTGGATCTGGGCCGTGGCCGAAGTCGATCCGGCCATCCTCGACGACAAGGCCGAGCGCGTGAACATCACCTTGCCGCGCCGCGTGCTGGCCCGGCTCGATGCGCACGCCCGCGCGGCAGGGGAGACCCGTTCAGGCTACATCGCCAAGCTCGCCATCGAAGCCCGACCGCAGGGCTGACACCAGGCGCAAAAAAGCCCGCTCGCGGCGGGCTTCGATTCTGCGCAGGGCCGCTGCTACGCTTCGCGATCCGATGCAAAGGAGATCACGTCTCCCGCGGAGTCAAAGAGGCGCCCCTCGAACACCCAGAACCGGCCGTCTCGCCGGGCGCCGAGCTGCTCGGCCTTATCAGCCTGGGCGTCGCGGGGATGCTCGGGCGCCTTCGGCGCGGCCGCAGGCTCGATGGGTTCGCCGCAGTGCTTGCACTTGAGCGCCTCCTGTTTGATGTCCTCGGCGCAGAACGGGCACTTGCGCAGATCGTCCGCGCTCGTGCTCTCGCGCCTGCGGATCATCACGCCACCAAGAAAGATCACGCCGCCGACGATCAGCAGAACCGTTTGATGCTGCGCCTTGGAGAGGTTATGCACGCGCTCGCCAAACCCGTTTCCCCCGACTGATGTATCCATCATCACAGCCGTTGCCATGATGCCGAGGCCGATGACGATCATGGAGAACTTCAGCACGCCCATGTTGCGCTCCTTTGTGAGGGTGGCATTTTAACTGGCGACATCGATGACATGCTTCGCCGCCTGCTTGTCACTCACGGCAGCCAGCACATCGGTTTCATCCTCTTGCGCCTCCTGGCGCAGCTCGGCGAGCTCGCGTTCGATTGCGGCGTGCTGTCGATCCGAGAACCCCAGGTCGTCCTGGTGCGGCACGCCGACGATCAGCGCCGCGCGCTCCAGCGGCACGAGCGGGCGGGCCTTCTTGAGCTCGTAGAGCTTGCCGCGCGCAAAGCGCACCGAGGTCGACAGCGTCGAAGGGCGCAGCACCTCGAAGTGCGCCGCGCGCGTGGGCATGAGAAAGCCGAACTGCACCAGCGACCCATTGGGGACGATGCGCGCCTGACGCTGGAAATATCCCTCGAGGTCGGCGCGAACGGTGCGCACCTGGTCGCGAACGCGGCCGATAAAGGTCCGCGCGGCTTCCAGCGCGGGCTGTTCGTCCTGCTCCTGCGGTGCGTAGTCGAGCTGGGCAAATGCCGCCGACAGCTGAATGGCCTGGCGATAGAGCCCGGCTCGCTCGGTGCGCGATGCGCCGCGGCGGCGCTCGGACAGCCAGAAGCCGGTCAGCGGCGGCGTCCACTGCGCTGGCTCATGTTCGAGGGCAAAGTCGCGCAGGCTGTCGAGGACGGTCTCGATCATGTTTTCCACGTGCCCCGCATGCTGCCCGAAGAGCGCCGTCAGGATGTCATCTCGAATCACCTTTCGCACCTCGATGCCGGCCGCGTCGCGCAGCAGGATGGCGCAGGTGAAGGCCTCGCCGGTGCCGCGCATGGGCTCGAAGCGCACGGCGTACCAGTCCGCGGTATAGGCGGGCAGGGCGGGGAAGTTCAGGTCGCGGGCGTTCACGTCAGCATGACTTGGCCGGGGAATAGGTTCCCGATCTGGGCAGAAAGGTGCGGGAAGTCGCTTTGCAGCATAGCGCAAAACTGCGCGGACGCATCGGCAAACACGCGCGGCATGTGATCGCGCGCAGTTTCGGCATGAAGGCAGGAAAAGCCCATGGCAGCGCCGATCATCGCGCGCTTGAGCCGGGCTGCCGCCGCCTCGTCTCCGGAGAACGCGCGCATCAGAAACGCATGCAGCTTGTTCTGCGCAGGGTAGCCGGGGTCGCACCTCAGTGCCTTGCCGTGGTCGATCAGCAGCCAGTCTTTTTCGTTGCGCCACAGCCAGTTCGACGGATTGCGGTCGCGGTTGTCGATCCAGGCGTCGAAGCTCGCGACCTCGGGCGCGGCCGCCCAGTCGCGCAGCGCCGAATAAAAGCGGGCCAGCGCCGGCAGGTCGGGCCGCAAGGGGTCGAGACGCACGGCCTGAGCAAAGTTGGGATAGCCCTCGTCGAGGCTGCCAAACATCATCGCGCCGGTTTCCGGGTCGAGCAGCAGGGCCGGCGGCGCCACGGGTAGCGGCAGCTCGCGCGCCACCAGCGAGCAGTAGAGCTCGGTGGCGATTTCGGCAACCGGCAGCGCCTTGGCGATGACCTTGTGCTCGCCGTCTTCAAAGGCGGCCATGCCTTCCACGGCGCCATTGATGCCCACGCCAAGCGGCCGGGCGCCGGGAATGAGTTGTCCGAGTCGGATCATGTCGCGCTCTGTTTGTTCGGTTTCATGTCCTGGGTGCTGAGGAGCCCTTCCAGGCCCGCATCCTGCCCGCCCGACTCGATCAGCCGCCGCGTCTTGTCGGCAAAGTCCGCGCGCGCGATCCGCCGCGCCATCTGTGTGAGCAGCCTCACATCGGCATCGGGCAGCGGGCGCGCCGAGGCGAGCAGATCGGCCAGTGCGGGCGACAGCGCCAAGTCCGCGCTCACGTTCGACGGCTCGGGCAGGGTGGGGGGAGGGGCGTCGGGCGGCAGGTCGAGCCAGCCGGGAGGGAGCGAAGGGTCGTAGCTGCGCTCCATGGCACGAGCCACTTTTTCACCAAACGACTTGCGGCCCGCAAGCATGTCGTTGAGCTGGCGGTCCGGCTTCTGGAAGCGGCGAGCCGCCGACGTGAGCCCGTCGCGCTCAACAATCGCGCGTAGGTTCGCTTTGCGCAGTTCGGCAAGTTCGTTCATGGCGGGATTACACCAGTCGGTGACGCTTTGGTGAATTCCCCATACGGTGCTTGAGAGACTACACCGTCCGGTGTATTCTTACCCGCATGGACCTCAAGACCTACCTCTTCGCTCTCCCGATGCCGCGGCGAATCCAGTTCGCCGAGGGCTGCGGTACGACCTATGGGCACCTGCGCAACGTGGCCTACGGGCTCAAGCCCTGCTCTCCCGAGCTGGCGATGCGGGTGGAAGAAGAAAGCGCCGGCAAGGTGCGCGTCGAATCCATGTGCCCCGATGCCCATTGGCATGTGGTGCGCGGCACCGCGCCCGCCCACCACGAGGCCGCGTGACATGGCAATCAAAAGCGCGGACATGGGCCGCCGCACCGAACTGACGAAGCGCCTCGTTGAGCAGTGCCGCACTGCAGAGGCGCGCGTCCTCAAATCCCAAGCAGGCGTCGAACGAGCTGCTCGGACTTCTCTGGATCTGCTGCGTCGATGTGACGAGCTAGCAAAGCGCGATCGACTGCGCCGCTGTACGCAATGGTCGCTATCGCTAATTTCATTTGCTCTATCTGTTGCTGCTGTTGCTCTAGCTGCAACTGCTGCTGCGCGAGTTGTTTCGTGATTTCCCCGGACAGCAGCGTCAGCTCTCGCATAAGTTCGTTCATGGCTTCCCCTTTGCAAAGGATGTGTTGGTGGAACTTCGCATCCTACCTGCATCGGGGAAGCCCTCCCTTTTCCGCGTCCACTAAGGAGAAGTCGCATGTCCAACACCGTTGTCATCCATGGCCCGCAAGGCTGCGGCAAGACCCGCAACGCGCAGGCGCTCGCAGCGCACTTCGGCTGCAGCCGAATCGTCGATGACTGGAATGGCCAGTCGAAGATCGAAGAGGGAAGTCTTGTCCTGATCAACTCGATGGTCTTCAGAATCAAAGCGTCCGCATTGCCCGTCGGTCGTCGATTCGTTCCGTTCTCGAAGGCGATGGCCGAAGCCGGCCTCGTCAGCGCGGCGGCTTGATTCGAAGCCGCATCAGCACCGCCAGGCGCGCCAGGTAAGCATTCATATGCGCTTCGCTTTCCGTGGGAATGCAGCCGTCGTTGTACAGGTAGATGCGGTCGAGGCTGTCTCGCCCGTCCCAGTCGAGCTGGGCAGCCTGCTTGGCGGTGATCTGCAGCGCGCAGGCCGTCGGGTGGGTTTCGTAGGTGATCCACTCGGGAGATGTTTGGCCGAGCGGCTTGTAGTGCCGGTTGAGGACGATGTAGCGACCGTCTTCCAGCCGCTGAATGCAGTAGGGCATGTGACTGCTGCGGACGTGTTCCATGGCGTGCTCCTGTGGTGATGAACATGGTGGGTGAGATCTCCAATTCTATCCGCATGGGGCACGCCGCCCGTTTTGCATGCTTGTATCCCTCAGCCGTCTCGGCTGTTCGCGCCGGGTGGCGGGTGCCGCCCGGCGTTCTTTTTCGGCTGGGGTTGAGGCGAGTCTAGGTGTGATGTTTCGAGAAGTGGACTGAGGGAATAACAAGATGACTCACGTAACTCCTGACCGTGCAGACCCCGTTCTGGCGCTGCATGCGGACGCAAAACACTACCCCGGCGGTATCGCGGCCCTGGCGCGCCTGATCGGGCGCAGCCCCGGTGTGCTGCACAACAAGTTCAGCGACTCGATGCCGAACTACGACGTGACCGACCACGAGGCGGACGCGATGGGCACGGCAATCCTGGAGAAGACGGGCGCGAGCGGCTACATCGAGGCCAAGTGCGCGGTGTTCGGCGGGCTGTTCGTGCCGCTGCCGATGAGCGAGGCGGGCGAGGCCGATCTGCTGCAGGCGCAGCTTGAAATGATGCATCGCTTCGGGGAACTGGCGCGTGAGTACACTGAGTCGCGCCGCGACGGGCTCATCACACTCGACGAGGTGGCGGCGTTGCGCGTTGCCGGTAGCCGGGTGGTGCGGGCGGTGTACGCCTTCCTGAAAGAGGTCGAGAGCCAGGCGCAGCCGGGTGACGACGTGGTGCATCCGATCCACGCGGCGCGCTGATTCGGTATGCAGGGGGAAACGGATCCGCTGCCCTGGGCAGACTTGCCCGCCTACCGGGCCGAATTCCGCGCGCGTAATCCGCTGCCCGGCGCCGCACCGGCCGCGCTCGCCGATCGGGCACAGTGGCTGCTGTGGCGCTATGAGCCGGGCGAAACGCCGGAGAAGAAGCCGCGCAAGATGCCGTACTACGCCGATGGCGGGCGGCGGTGGAAAGAGCAGGGGAGCGAGCGCGACCGCTCGCACCTGGTGCCATTCGCCGCCGCCGTGGCGGCTGCGGGGCGGGGCGATTTCGACGGGGTCGGGTTCGCATTCCTGCCGGGCGATGGCCTGCTGGGTATCGACCTGGACGGGATGATCGATGCCGAGTCGGGCGAGGTGGCCGACCGCTGCCTGTCGATCATCCAGGCCTGCGACAGCTACACCGAGTATTCGCCCTCGGGCACCGGGGTGCACATCCTCTGCGCCGCGCCGGCCGATGGCGAGGTGAGCACCTTCAAGAACAACAAGGTGGGGATCGAGGTCTTCACCGGACGGCAGTATTTCACCTTCACCGGTCGCGCCTGGAGCGGCGCTCCTGACGAGGTGCGCGAGATCACGCAGGCGACTTTGCGCCGGCTGTACGTGACGGTGAAGGGCAAGCCGGCGGCCGCCGCGCCTGTGGCTGTGCCAGCCGCGCCACCCGCAACGGCGGTGGATATCGGAGGCGGGCGCCAGCGCAGCCGGGCGGAAACGGTGGCGCTGGCCGAAGATGCGCTGGCGTTTCTGTCGCCCGACGAGTACGCGGAGTGGATCGAAACCGGCATGGCGCTCGTGGAACTGGGCGCACCGGGCTACATGGTGTGGGACGCGTGGTCGTCGCGCAGCCCGAAGTACGCCGGGCCGGACGATACCGCCAAGCGCTGGGCGGGCTTCAAGCCCACGAACATTTCGATGGGCACGGTGTTCGCGCGCGCCGAGGCGGCGGGTTGGGTGTCGCCCTGGGCCAAGGCGCGGGCAAGAAAGCCGCGCGCGCCCAAGGCTGAGCGCGCAACTGCGCCTCCTCCTGCGCCTCGATCAGCGGAACCACCCCCCGAGCCCACCCCCCCTGCGCGGGACGATGATGCGGCGCACTTCGACTTCGCGCCCGCAGCGCCGACAGCTCCCGCGGGGGCGGGGCAAGATGCGCCAGGCGCACCCCCCGACGACGGCGAGCCGCCCGACGAGTGGGAACGCGATCTGCTCGAGAAGAAGGGCGACATCAGCCCGTGTCTCGCCAATGCGGAGCTGATCCTGTCGTGCATGCGCGAGTGGCGCGGCGCGATCGGCTACAACGAGTTCGCGGAGAAGACCGAGTTCCGCCGCCCCATTCCGTGCGAGCGCAATGGACCGGACGCCGGCGAATGGACGGACCTGCTCGACATCACCACGGCCATCTGGCTGCAGCGCAAGTGGGGGGTGGAGTTCAGCGCGAGCACCGTGGCCCAGGCGGTGGAGGTGCTGGCACGCAAGCACCGCTTCCATCCTGTTCGCGAGGCCCTCGAGGCGCTGCCGCCATGGGACGGCGTGCGCCGCAATGCGCACTGGCTGAGCGACTTCCTGGGCGTGGAGCACACGGAGTACGTGGGCCTCGTGGGGCAGCTCTTCCTGCGCGGCATGATCAAGCGGGTGATGGAGCCCGGCTGCAAGTTCGACTACTGCCTCGTGCTGGAAGGCGAGCAGGGGCGGGGGAAATCGACCGCCGCGCGCATCCTGTCCTGGCACTGGTTTGCCGATACCGACCTCGATCTGAGCAACAAGGATTCGCTGATGGCCTTGCCGGGCCATTGGGTCTATGAGATCGCGGAGCTGGGCTCGTTGATGAAGGCGGAGGAGCGCAAGCAAAAGTCCTTCCTCAGCCGGCAGGACGACGAGTATCGCCCCCCGTACGGCAAACGCATCATCAAGGTGCCGCGCCAGTCGGTGTTCATCGGGACGACCAACGAGGAGGAATACCTCAAGGACGCGACCGGGGCACGCCGATTCTGGCCGGTGATGTGCGCAGGGGATTTCAACCTCGACGGCCTGCTGGCCGTGCGCGAGCTACTGTTTGCCGAGGCGCTGCACGACTACCGCAACGGCGAACGCTGCTGGCCCACGCACGACGAGCAGCGCGCGCTGTTCAACCCCGAGCAGGCCAAGCGGGGCATGCCCGAGCCGTTCGAGGACTACCTGTACGACTGGGTCAATAAGCAGCCCGGACCGTTCAGCATGGCGGACGTGGCTGCAGGCCCGCTCAACCTCACGCCGGACAAGCTCACCCCTGCGGTGGCGACGCGTATCGGTATCACCCTGCGCAAGCTCGGTTGCGGGCGTGTGGAGGATCGGCTCGCCGCTGACCCGGGACGCCGTCGCCTCTACACGCCCCCGAGCACGAACAAGGGTGTAAGCGAGATTCGTGCCAGAGCAGTAACGGCGCGGGTTCCGGCTCCGTCAGGGCAGGAGGATCGCCGTGCGCCGTTCTGATCGCGCCGTGGGCATCTTCCCACCCTCCGTTCCCAGCCTTCCCAACCTCTGCGCAGAGGTTGGGAAGCTGCAACCCGCGCCGTTGCTGGGGGTTCCCAACCTTCCCAACCTT